TGGAATGAATTGGAGTGATACACACTAAAGCTAAACCTGACTTCGACAAAGATTTAAAATTTGGCGAGAAATACGAAAACGAATTTCAAGAAGCAGTAGAAGGTAAAGTCGAATGTAAGACTGACCGATTATGTCAGAAGACAGGTAATGTCTTTATAGAGATAGAAAGTCGTGGAAAACCTTCAGGTATCAATACTACTAAATCAAGAAACTATGCCATTTGTTTATGGGTAGAAAAACGTAAAGACCAAATCTGGGTTTTAGTACCAGTCAAAATACTTAAGAAAATAATGGTGAACTTTCCCATCAAAGCAGGTGGAGATAATTGGACTTCTAAAGGTCACATCATTCCTAAAGCAGAACTACTCAATTTAATTATATGAAGAAACTACTAAAAAATAAACTCATCTTACCTGATGTTGATGATACCGACTTTCCATATAAATTTTATAAATGTTGGTGGAGTGATATTGTAAGTGACAGTTCATGGTCTCCATTAAAACAAATCAAAAAATCTAAGACAGCAGTTTGTATTACAATGGGTTGGTTAATTCATCAATCCAAAGAAAAATTCGTATTCATTGGTGACATCAATTTTAATGATGATGGCTCAATCAATGAAGGCGGTAACTCAACAGTCATACCAAAATCAAACATACTAAAACTTAAGGAGATTAAATTATGACACAATTAACTGACGCACATTTTCATCTTCATTCTGAAAATAGAGCAAGACAACATGAGAAAAAGAAGATGAGCAATATGAATGACTTCTATGCAAATCACAATAAAGTGATGATAGTAGATGGTGACCTAGTTATATACAAGATTGCTTCTAGTTTAGAAGAACCTATTGACTGGGGAAATGATGTATGGACTTTACATTCTGATTTAAATGTAGGTAAACAATTATTTCAACAAAATATTGAATATTATAAAAACTATACAAAATCTAAAGAAGTTATAATTGCATTTTCTGATAAGAAAAATTACAGAAAAGAATTAGATACTGAATATAAATCTTATCGTAAGAAAATAAGAAAGCCAATTTGTTATCAACCATTAAGAAAATGGGTTGAAGAAAATTATAATTTTTATTCATTACCAAATTTAGAAGGTGATGATGTAATAGGTATTCTAGCTACACAACACTATAAAACTAATAATGTAATTATATCTGGTGATAAAGATATGAGAACAATTCCTTCATGGCATTGTTTTATAGGTGACGACCAACTTGAATATGTAGATGAAAAACAAGCTGACTATAACTTTTGTTTCCAAGTATTAACAGGAGATAGTGCTGATGGATATAAAGGTTGTGTTGGAGTTGGTGCAGTAAAAGCATCTAGAGTTCTTTTAGATAAAAAGAATATTGATGAAATGTGGGAAGCTGTTGTTCAAGAATATGAACGAAACAAACTCTCATTTGAAGATGCGTACCACCAAGCACGTCTAGCAAGAATATTACGAAAAGACGAATACAATTTTCAAACTAATAAACCACATTTATGGAGTTACAAATATGAACACTACAGAGATACTAGAACAAACAAAATTGCTAGTTAATAAAAGCAGAGAAGTAAGTCATGGTGATAAAGTTAAAAACCATGAAAACATAGCTAGGCTTTGGACTGGATACATACAGAATAAAACTAATCTAAAAATATCAATATTACCTGAAGATGTTGCTAATCTTATGGTTTTACTGAAGGTAGCAAGAACTCAATCAGGTAAACATAACGTAGACGATTACATTGATGCCTGTGGTTACTCAGCAATTGCAGGAGAGATTGCTGAGAAAAGAACTGAATTAAGTACCACTTTAGGAGAAAACAATGCTCAAAAAAGTTGAAATACCAGTTCTTAAAGAAGAACTAATAGAATACTTAGAGGTTCTTTTCCCAGAACAATGTGCAGACCTTAACGATAGAGAACGAGACATCTTTTATAAAGCAGGTCAAAGGTCAGTCGTTAAGCATCTAATCGAAAAATTAAAACAACAACAGGAGACATAATATGTGTTCATTTTCAAGACCGAAAATGCCACCTGCACCTGAGCCTATCCCAGAAACGCCACCGCAAGTGACTAATGCTACTACTAAAAAAGATGCACCGAAGTTAGCTAAATCTACTTCTTCATCTTATAGCAACACTTCGGTTAGAAAAAGAGCAGGGAGAGGAAGCCTAAGAATACCTTTAGCTTCATCAGGTCTTTCTAATAGTGGTGTTAACTTTCCAACAAGCTAATAATGGAACATTATAATCTAGATACATCTACTGTCGCTGAAGATAAATCTTTAGTTGAAAGTCAATACGCCAAGATGGAAATTGATAGAGAGACGTATTTAGAGAGAGCAAGGCAAGTTGCTCTATTAACTATTCCACATCTCTATCCACCTAAAGGTGCTAACGAAGCAACTGAATATCCTACACCATATCAATCTGTAGGAAGTAGAGGTGTAACAAATTTAGCATCAAAATTAATGTTAGCTTTGTTTCCACCACAAGCACCATTCTTTAGATTAGATGTTGATGAATTAGTTTATAAACAAATAGAAGGTGACCAAAAACAAAAAGCTACAATTGAACAAGGATTAGCTAAAATAGAGAAAGCTGTCATGGACAGCATTGAAAGTAATAACGATAGAGTTGCAGTATATGAAGCCTTAAAACATCTTATTGTTTCTGGTAACTGCTTATTAAAAATGTCCGAAGATGGACTAAGAACTTATTCACTAACTAACTACGTTGTTAAAAGAGACCCACAAGGTAAAATTTTAAAGATTATAATTAAAGAAGGTATTTCACCTAATACATTACCAGACAATTTAAGAAAAGCTATTGGTGATAAATTAAATGAAGAAACTAAATCTTTAAATTTATACACTTGTATTAAAAGAGAAAAAAATAAATTTTATTTACATCAAGAAATAGCTAAACAAAAAGTTTTCGAAAAATATTATGATTTAGACAAACTTCCATTCATAGCACTTCGCTTCAATAGAATTGATGGCATGAACTATGGGAGAGGTCATTGTGAAACTTTTGAAGGAGACTTAAGAAGTTTAGAAGGTTTGACTAGAGCAATCTTAGAGGGCAGTAGTGCGTCTTCTAAGATGCTTTTTATGATTTCACCTAATGGTTCAACTAGAGCATCTAGTATTGCTAAAGCACCTAATGGTGCAATTATTGAAGGTAATGCTCAAGATGTTTCAGTTCTACAAGCTAATAAATTCGCTGACTTTAGAGTTGGTTATGAAATGATGGGTAGAATAGAGCAAAGATTACAGTTTGCTTTTTTATTAAATGCTAGTGTTCAAAGACAAGCGGAAAGAGTTACCGCTACAGAAGTACAATTAATAGCTAATGAATTAAATGATGCACTTGGTGGAGTGTATGGAATTTTAACAACAGAATTTCAGTTACCTTACATAAATGTTAAATTAGATATGTTAAGAGAACAGAAACTTCTTCCAAACTTACCTAAACAATTAGTTAAAACTAAAATTATTGTAGGAATGGAAGCACTTGGAAGGGCTTCAGATAGGTTGAGATTATTACAATTCATGTCTGACTTATCCAATACGTTAGGTGCAGATAGACTTGCACAATATATAAACCTTGATGATGCAATTAAGAAATTTGCAGTTGCAAATGGAATAGACACAGGTGGTCTAATTAAATCTCAAGAACAAATACAACAAGAAGCACAAGCACAACAACAGCAACAGTTTGCTCAACAAGCGTTGGCAGACCCAAGAGTAGCTATCGAAGCAGGTAAAAGTTTAGCTAACTCTGGTGCAAATGTTAATGCAAATGGTGAACTTGAAATCCCAGAGGAGTAAAATATGAGTACAGTAAAATCAGAACTATCTTTAGATGAGAATAATATCTCATTAGAAGAACAAGCCAAAACACAAACTGAAACACAAGCAGTTGTAGCCAATGATGAAACAAGAGTTGAGGTTAGCGAAGCAGACAATACAGTAAAGTCTACTGATGATGTTAGACCTGAATGGTTACCTGAAAAATTTAAAAGTGCAGAAGAATTAGCTAAAGCATATTCTGAATTAGAAAAAAGACAGTCCGCACCTAAAGAAGAACCTTCAATGCAACAAGCAAGAGCAGATGCAGAAGCATCTCAAGGTATGGATAAATTCTATGCAGAGTATTCACAAAATGGAGAACTATCTGAAAAATCTTATGAAGAATTAAATAAGATGGGTTTAGATAAAACTTTAGTTGATGGTTATATCGCTGGACAACAAGCAATAGCTAACTCTGAAGTTAAGATGATACATGACACAGTAGGTGGTGAAGAAAATTATTCTAAAGTAATTGAATTTGCTAAAACTAATTTAACTGAAGCTGAACAAAATGCTTTTAATGATACATTAGATAATGGTTCTATTGAGCAAGTTAAATTTGCTGTTCAAGCTATAGCGTCAAGAGCAGGTATTTCTAGCCAACCACAAATGCTAAATGGTGACAGTATTGAAACTTCATCAGATGTATTTGAAAGTGTTGCTCAAGTAACACAAGCTATGAATGACCCACGATATGCTAACGACCCTGCTTTCAGAAAGAAAGTAGAAGATAAAATTGCGAGAAGCACATCTATTTAATGAGAGATTATAAGTCTGAATATCAGAATTATCATTCTCAAGATAAACAAAAGAAAAATAGAGCAAAAAGAAATTTAGCTAGAAGGCTAATGAAAAAGAAGTTGGGCAATGCCATCAATGGTAAAGACGTTCATCATAGTGATGGCAACCCACAAAACAACAACCCGAATAATCTTAAAGTAGTTTCAAAATCATATAATAGGTCTAGAAATGCTTAACTTTGTATTACCATTATTAAAAAATCCTTTAACTAGAATAATAGCGGACAAAACCATTGGTGCTATTCAGCATAAAATGGAAAAGGATAAAATTATTAGAGCCAAAGAAATAGAAGCTGAACAAAATGTTAGTATTGAACAAATACGTTCTGGTAACAATAGTATTAAAGATGAAGTCTTAACTATTAAAATAGCTTTAATATTTTTGTTTTGTTTCATTCCTTATACCCAACCATATATGGAAAGAGGTTTTGAAATTCTTAAAAATGCTTCAACTGAATTTTGGTGGGCAGTCCTAATTGTCTACTCAGGAAGTTTTGGATTATCTACAATTAAAAACATAAGAGGTAAAAAATAATGTCATTAGTAAAAAACATTAATAGAAGACGACAACTTGGTATCTCAAGAAGTAAAAAAGAGAGTACAGTTTCACCTAAAGCCTACAAAGCAATGAAGAATAATTGGAAGAAGGGTGGCAAGAGTTAAGTTTGATAAAGCACCACTTGAAACCAGAAGTAAATACAAAAAGACAAGCATAGGAAGAAGACCAAAATTATCTTCAATGAATAAATCAAAGAAACGTAGTTTTAAAAAATATGCAAAACAAGGAAGATAGACCTTTAAATAAAATTATTAGAGATAATACAGGTAATAAAAAATTTAAAGTTTATGTAAAAGATAAATCTACAGGTAATATAAAGACTGTAAGATTTGGCGACCCTAATTTAAGCATTAAGCGAGACCAAAAGAAAAATAGAGATAGTTTTATGGCTCGTATGCAACCCACACTTAACAAAGTTAAAGGACAGAAAAATTTAAGTCCTGTCTATTGGGCAATTAGGAGTTGGAGACTTGGTACGAAAATCTCTTAAATGTAAACAATGTCATCACAATTGTCATTGTCAGATGCCTTTACACGCTGATGAATATGGAATTTGTACTTGTGATAAATGCAAATGTAAATCTAAGAAAATATCTGAAAAAGATTTTTGGAACATAATGTCTAATAGAAAAAATAAATAGTACCATCTCTCATAAGAGAGGTGCTAACCAAATTCAAAAAAGAAAGCCACTTACGAGTGACAACTTCTCTGACTATGGAAAGTAGTTTGTTAACAATAACTAACCAAACATATTTAAGGAGAAAAATAATATGTCAAATGCAACAATATCAAGCATTGGTCAGGTTAACTCAGCAGGAACAGCAGACGCATTGTTTCTTAAGGTGTTCAGCAACGAAGTTCTTTCTCAATTTATAAGAGAGAACCAAATGTTGAATATGACTACAGTCAGAACTTTAGGACAAGGTGCTAAATCTAGTTCTTTTCCTGTAACTGGTTTCGTAAGTGCGAACTACCACACAGCAGGTGCAGAGATAACTGGTCAAGCTATTAAACATAACGAAAAAATCATTAACTTAGACGAAATGCTATTAGCAGATGTCTTCGTTGCTGAGGTAGAAGAACTTAAGAACCACTATGACGTTAGAGCAGAATACAGCAGACAAATGGCTTCAGCTTTAGCAAACAAGGTTGATAAGCACCTTTTATCTTTAGCAATCTTAGCATCAAGAGTAGCAACGCCAAATGTTACTGGTGGTAAAATCGGTTCTGAAATCACAGATGCAGACGCAAATACTAATGCTACGTCATTAATCGACAGCGTATTTGAAGCAATTCAAAAACTTGACGAAAATAACGTACCTAGTGATGGGCGTGTTTGCATTGTTCAACCTGACCAATATTACCAATTAGCTAATGTTGATAAGTTAGTAAACAGAGATTTCTCTAAAGACAATGGAGACTTCGGTAAAGGTACAGTTCTTTCAATCGGTGGAGTGCCAATTGTTAAATCTAATACTGCAACTGAAGTGTTCGGTACAGATTTGTCTTCAGCAATCTCAGGAACTAACAACACATACAATGGTAATTTCTCAAATACTTATGCTGTAGTAATGCACAAAAGTGCCATAGGTACAATCAAGAGAAAAGACCTTGTTATGGAGTCAACATATGATGCGAGAAGAATTGGTACGTTGATGACAGCGAGAATGTTGATGGGTCATGGTATTTTAAGACCAGAGTCAGCAGTTTCAATCAAAACAGCGTAATCTATACAGAATAGTACAGGCGGAGTTAACACAGACAATCCGCCTGTGCTTACAAAATAATATAATGACAACACAAACTAGAACTTCAGAATTAGAAGCAGTAAACGTAATTCTTTCTACCATAGGAGAAAGTCCACTAAATACTTTAAGTGGTTCTTTACCTGTAGATGGAACAATAGCTAAAAATGTTTTATCTGAAGTTAGTAGAGAAGTGCAATCACAAGGTTGGCATTTTAATACACATTACAAAGTAACTTTATCTAGAGATACAGATAACAAAATTCCACTAGCTACAAATATTGTTAGAGTAGAGTTAGACCCAAGAAAATATTCAAAAGGAACTTATGATATAGTTCAAAGAAATAACTTTCTTTATAATCTTGCAAAGAATGAAGAAACTTTCGATACTAACTTTACAGAAGCAACAGTAGTTTATTTACTACCATTTGATGAAATTCCTGAACAAGCTAAAAGATACATAACAATTAGAAGTGCAAGAATTTTTCACGATAGAACTTTAGGTGCTAATACTATTCATAAATTTTCACAAGAAGATGAAGCAAAAGCATTAAGTATTTTAAAACAAGCAGAAAGTCATACTGGTGATTATTCTATTTTTGACTCACCAGAACAAGCATACACAGTTGTAAGAAATAATGGAGTTTACTAATGGCTTTAGTCAGTCGTACAATTCCTAATTTAGTACAAGGTGTATCACAACAACCAGAAGTACTAAGATTAAACTCTCAGGCTTCTGAACAAATAAATGGTTTTTCTTCAGTTGTAGAAGGATTGAAAAAAAGACCACCAACAGAATATGTAGCTAAATTATCAAATAGTTCATTTGGTAACGCTTATATTCATACAATTAATAGAGATACTAATGAACGATACATTGTGGTTATTACTAATGGCAGTATTGCTGTGTATGATATTAATGGAGTTTCTAAAACAGTTGTAAATCAAACTGGTGCAACAAGTTATTTAACAAGCATTAATCCTAAACAGGATTTTGTTTGTATGACTGTTGCTGATTATACTTTTATAGTTAATAAAAATACTACTACTGCAATGGCTAGTACTACTAGTTCAGCAAAAATAGAACAAGCTGTTTACTCAGTATTACAAGGTGTAAATAGCACAAAATATTCAATAACAATAGATGGTACTACTTATTCGTTTACGTCTACAAATACAAATAGTGAAGATATAAGAAATGGTCTTAAGTCAGCTATTGGTTCACCTGCAAATATAACTATTACAAATATTGGTAACTCAAGTTTTGCAATAGTTAAATCTTCAGGAAGTCTTACAGTCACAGCTTCAGATGGTTATGGTAATGATGCTTCACAAGTAGTTAAGGATAAAGTTCAAAACTTTTCAGATTTACCTGTACCTGCAATTAATGGACAAGTAGTTCAAGTTACAGGAGATGCCGATAGTGGCTTTGATGATTACTATGTAAAATTTATTGAAGCAGATAATCTTTGGCAAGAAACAGTAGCACCAAATACAAAAACTACTTTTAATAATACTACAATGCCACATATTTTAATTCGTACTGCTGATGGAAATTTTAGATTTACACAAGTAGAT